GTCTTCTATTATTTAAAACAAACTAACAAGAACAAATAAAGATTACAGCAAAGCATCTTTCTTAAAAAGATGTTTCTTTGAGAAGAGAATATAAAATCTTAACAAAGAAAATAAAGTCAAGTAAAAGTTCTAAAACTTTTTAAGGAACTACTTATTATGTAAGAAGGAAATTAAGATGAAAAGAAAAAAAGAATTAAAAGATTCGTGGCGTTATAATCTCATTGGAGACAATGACTGGATAATAGATAATTTTTATAGTTACAATCCTGAAGATGACATTATAGAAGCACTTGATAAGAAAGATGCTAGTCAAGTAAGTGAAGCGTTGACACAAGATGATCAATCCAATGAGATTGATCTTCATTCTATGTTAGAAAAACTACCTGAAAGATACCAATCAATTCTTTGGGACTACTACTTTGAGGGACTTTCACTTCCTGAAATTGGTAAGAAAAGAAACTATTCTAAACAATATGCTCATCAAGAATTTCATAAAGCATTAGATCTTATGAAAGCACTGGCAGACTAATGACTTCTTTAAATGATCATTTTATTCTAGGAAGACTAACTTACTTATTTCATTGTTACTGGGCTTCTTATAAAGCAGAACAATTAAATTTACATCTGTTAAAGACTTTTGATCTTGATGAACCAATAGATTCAGACCTTGGCTTTTACAAAGAACAACTTGTTACTATCACCACAGAACTTACTAAACTAATGGGACCACAATGAAGTATAATCACTGGGATACTGAAATGTTTGAGATGAAAGCAAAGTTAGATTCTATCCTAAATGATAATTGGATCTATCTTGATAATAAAACATTAGATTATGTTTTACATCCAAAAGAACTTGGTAAACCAGAAGGTTATGATAAGTGGTTTTTATCTAATCAAACAAATGATAGAATTAATGCTACTTTTAAAAGAATTCAAAAAAACAAAGAAGATCTAGTAAGAAGACGACCAAAAGGTGATGCTCCCACTTACGTGTGTGAGCATTGTGGATACACTTCACAGACTTGGTATCCAGCCGCATTTAATCGTTTTCATAATGAGAAATGTAAATTAAACAAAAACAAAAAGGAAAACAAATGACTACTATTTTAACAGGCGACAGCAGAGAGAAACTAAAAGAACTTGAAGACGAGAGCATAGATGCTCTTGTTACTGATCCTCCTTACCTAATTAACTTTATGGGAAAGGATTGGGACAAAGAGAATTCACCAGCAGGAGATAGTTCCTTCTGGGAAGAAGTGCTTCGTGTTATGAAGCCGGGAGCACACGGATTAGTGTTTGGACATTCCCGTCAGCACCATCGTGTAATGACTGCGTTAGAAGACGCAGGCTTTGAGATCCGTGATTGTTTGATGTGGCTATATGGTTCAGGCTTTCCAAAGTCTCATAACATAGGTAAGGCAGTTGATAAACTACAAGGTAGTGAAAGAGAGGTAGTTGGAGAAACGAAAGCAGGAAAGACAGCATTAGGACAAAATAGTGGTTGGAATAATCATAATAACATAACAAAAATACCAGTAACAAAAGGAACATCACAATGGGAAGGCTGGGGAACAGCCCTTAAGCCTGCCTACGAGCCCATCATTCTTGTTAGAAAGCCACTAGCAAAGAAGCACACCATCGCAAAAAATGTTCTAGCCTATGGCGTTGGAGGCATTAACATTGATGCTTCCAGAATAGGAACAACAGAAGATTTCAGTAATGTTAAGCCAAGACAAATACAAAAACTAAACAGCCTTAACCACGAAGATAGTGATACTTGGAAAGCAGCAAAGAATAAGTTACAGAACCTCGGTCGCTTTCCTGCTAATGTTTTACTATCACATCATCCAGATTGTAAACAAGTTGGTGAGGTAGAAGACACACGAAGCGGAGGTGAAAGAACCAAAACTATTTTCTCTGAAAAGGAACCTGTTAGTGGAGGAGAAGGAACCGGCGGAACTATGAAAGCCACCACAACAAGAAAGGTTTATGATTGCGCTGACGATTGCGCAGTAAAGATCCTTGACGAACAAAGCGGAACAAGCAAGTCCTCAAAGCGAGGAAACAAATACAATAAGAAAACTGAAAATAGAGAAGGCTACACACCAGTCAAAAGCGACTACCGAGAAGACAACACTTACAGCGATAAAGGTGGTGCTTCCCGTTTCTTCAAATGTGTTGATGCTTGTCCTGTAAAGATCCTAGACGAACAGGCACCAAAGACAGGCAACGGACACGCACCAAAAACAAAGGTCACAGGCTATGGTAAAAACTATGGAGGCACAACCACCTATGAGGGCGCAGGAAAAAGACTTGATGGTTTAGGTGGTGCCTCACGCTTCTTCAAGTGTGTTGATGACTGCCCAGTAAAGATCCTAGATGAGCAGGCACCAGCAGTAGGTAATGCTTTCAAGAAGACAAGAACAAAAGACACTACAGGTGGTTCAGGAGATAGTTGGACTAATGGTGGTAAGAAGGCTGGTGAAGATAACGGAATCTTTGATGGTCTATCAGGTGCCTCACGCTTCTTCTACTGCGCCAAGGTTGGTAAGAAGGAACGCAACGCTGGCTGTGATGCTCTAGAAGAGAAAGAGATTCCAAGATTAAATGCTGGTGGATTGGCTAATGATCCCACGCCGGCACCAACACCTCGCCGCAACACACATCCAACCGTCAAACCAATTAAACTTATGACTTACCTAACAAAACTTATTACACCTCCTAATGGTAAAGTCCTTGATCCTTTTATGGGATCTGGTTCTACTGGAATGGCTTGTGCTATGGAAGGCTTTGACTTTGTTGGAATAGACATGGACGAGGAATATGTAGAGATTAGTAAGGCACGAATTGAATGGGCGAGAACACAAAAAGAAAATGATTGATGTAGAAGTAGGCTCCTTATGGAGAGCAAAGGGAACAAAGAAGCTATACTTATTCCTAGGTGAAGCAAGACCATCCGACTATGCTGCCTATGGAATGGATAGATTACCTCCTACTTGGAAACTAGATTTCCCACCAGACTATCTTATGGTAGATTTAACTGGTGGGGGATTCTTTCTAAAAACAGCAGCAGAGATTAAACTTTATTTTGATCCCCTTACTTGACTTATTCTTATTTATTAGAACACAAAGGAGAACATTATGGCTCGTAGAATGAAAGCCGAAACGCGAATGAAGAGAGCAGTTGATGCGAAAGATCCCTATCAATTTGCTTGGGCTTTGCTAGACATCGCTCGTCTAGAATGGCAGCAGGGAAAGGCTTTTGAGACTTTGTCTGTTACGGACATCAAGAACTTGCTACAAGCGATTATGACTAGCCCTCATAACACAAAAGAAGACAAGGAGCAGCACACCGCAACAATCCACGACATTAAACAATACCTCAAATGATAAAATCTATCTCTTACAATAATGACGAAATCCTAAAATGGATTATTGACCTCTATGTTCCAGAGGGACAATTCCATTTAGATCCAACTTATTCCAAGGGACAATTCTATAAAGGAACTATTCCACAGCCCAAGATAAAATCAGATCTTTATCCAAAAGCAGACGACATTATCAAAGCAGATGCTGCCGATTTACCTTTTGATAATAATTCTATTTCCAGCATTATGTTTGATCCTCCTTTCCTAGCAGGTTATTATAAAAAGAAGCCCACAGGAATTATGGGAAAGAGATTTCACGGATTTAGAAAAATGGAAGACTGCTGGGCTTGGTATGATAAATGCCTAATAGAAGCACATAGAATTCTAAAAAAGAAAGGTGTGTTAGTTTTCAAATGTCAAGACACAATCTCTGGTGGAAAGCAATTTTGGTCTCACACTTATATCCAGAACAAAGCAGAAAAACTTGGTTTTTATCAAAAGGATTTGTTTATCTTGTTGGCTAAATCTAGAATGGTAGGACATAACCATAAGATCCAAAAGCATAGCCGTAAGTTCCATAGTTATTTCATAGTGTTCGTAAAGAAATGAATAAACAACAGCGCAAACTGCTTGCTGTTATAGCAGATCCTATCGAATTCATCAGCAGGTTAAAGATTATTGGTAAAGATGGTAAGTTGATAAACCTTATCCCAAACCAAGAACAAATTAAAATCATTAATGAGATGGAGAACGGAAAGGACACACTAGTCCTTAAAGGGCGTCAAATTGGTTCATCGACCATAGTGTCGGCTTATCTTTTTTGGAAGGCTTACACGAGCAGTGAGCCCCTTACAATAGCCATCTTATCCCACAAGTTACAGTCATCTAAACACTTGCTGAAGATTCATAAGACATTCTATGACCATCTCCCAGCATTTCTAAAAAGGAAACTATCAGTTGAGAACACAACAGAGATTACATTTAGCGACAGCGGTGCTTCGATTATTGCTGTTAGTGCTGAAGCGAAAGGGGGGCTCCGGTCCTTTACCTGTTCCTACCTACACATCAGCGAATATGCGTTTGCCCCCAATCCTGATGAATTAAAGGCTACTGCCCTATCGGCACTAAACAATGGTCAGTTGATTATTGAGACTACTGCGAATTACTTTAATGACGCAATGCACCAAGAGATTATGCGTTATGAACGGGGAGAAGCAGATTGGAACTATCTATTTTTCAGATGGTTTGACCACTACAACTACAAAGAAGAATTACCAGAAGATGAAGAGATTGACTGGACTGACGTAGAAGAAGATTTAAAAGAAACTTATGAATTAACTTATGAACAACTTTATTGGAGAAGATTAAAGTTAAGCAAGCTGGGCGATAAGTCCAAGTTCATTAGGGAATTCCCAGCATCTATTGAGGATGCCTATAGTATTGCTGGTAATACTTATTTGACCAGAGAAGACTTTGAGGAGATAGACATTGTCCAAATTGAGCCAAGAGAAACAAGTGTGCTGTGCGAGCCTGAACCTGATGATCACTATGCTATTGGTGTTGATGTGGCTGCTGGCGTCGGGAGAGATTACAGCGTCATCTACGTGGTCAGCAAAAGAACACACCAACCTGTGCTCATCTACCGAAGTAATGAAGTCAGTCCCGTTTATCTTGCCGAAAGAATCGTTGATTTTGCGATCACCTACAACAACGCGCTGGTTCTTGTTGAATCAAATAACTTCGGGAATGTAGTGCTAAATGAAATGAACCATATGGGATACCGAAAGATTTGGAAAAAAGATGGTAAGGATTGGATCACTACACTTAAATCCAAGACTGCTATGTTTGAGAACCTAAAAGATGAAATCCAAACAGGTTATTTGCATTTACTAGACAACATAGTTTATTCAGAACTTCGTGCTATTACCGTAAATGATAGAGGCAACATAGAACTTGCTAATCAAGATGGAGCACACAGCGATAATGCTGTTGCTTTAAGCCTTGCTTACATGTGCTTGAAGTCCATTAGAATAAAAGAAGTCCCTTACTTACCTCACTGGATTAAAGCCAAGAATGCCCGTAAGACTAGACAGACTGGTGGTGTAGCCATTGCCAGCAAAAGAAGATACAACTAACACTTGACTTTTACTTATTCATTAGAGAGGAACTAATAACTATGGCTAGAACAAACCAAGACATCAATAACTTTATTCAGATTTGTTATGGTGAACATAAAGAATTTTGGAGACAAAAGGCAGGAGAGCTTAAACGCTACAAGGATGCCTATGAAACAAAGTTCTGGGAATCAGAATCCTACGACAGCACGATGATTCGCATTGAGACTGCCGATGCATTTGGTTACATTGAGGGCTTTATTGCTTCTCTATTTACTAAAACACCATCAGTTATTGTTGGTGACGACATCGCTGCTACTGGGGGCGATGCTAAACTAGCACAGGCGGTCTCTAATCGATTCCTTTACACACAGAGGGAACAGTTAGAGATTGCTTCTCGTCTTGCTCTAATCTATGAATACAGCGCTTTAAAGTTATGCCCACAGGATTCTAACGAGATGCTTGATAAGGTAAGCATTGAAGCCATTCCTTGCTGGGAGGTTATGGTTGATAGAGATGCGTCTGATGAAAAGACTTCTAGATTTATTGGACATAATTATTTCATTACACTACCAGAAGCAAGAAAGAAGTTTGGTAATAAGAAGTTCACACCAGTTCCCAAGCAGGATTACTTTGATTCCTATCAGGATCGCAGCAACCTCTATGACGATTCTCTTGCTAACCTTCCAGATGATTATCTCTATGTTGAAATCGTAGAACTTTATGATCTCCTTTATGATGAGGTCTATTACTGGTCTCCTAACTATTCTGGTGGGGATAAGGTTCTTGATCGTGCTTCTATTCCTATTAGAACTTACAACGATAATCCTCTTCCCAACATCACACTACTTTATTACAGCCGTTGTCCATCAAAGCCTATGGACGGTCTATCAGCACTTGCGAGGATCTATGACCAGATTTATGAGAAAAACATTCTACGCACTTATTGGGCTAATGCTGTTCGTAGGGATAGTCGTCAGTATCTTTACAAAGAAGGTTCGTTTGATGAAGAACAACTTGCGAAGATTACTGCGGGAATTGATGGAGCGATGATTGGTGTAGATGAAGATAGTCTTAATGGACTTATTCAGCAGGTTGGTGTTGAGCCTATTAGTTCTAACTTTGACCGCTATTTGGCTTACATTGAACAAGACATTAACAGAGGATCTATCCTTGCTCCTTTCAGTCGTGGCGAGGCTACCAAAGCCACAGCCACAGAGATTACTGCCCTAGCCCAGTATTCAGCAAGTGAAATCGGTAAGATGGCGAGAGAAAAAGACCAAGCACTAGAACGCATTACTGAAATTTATATAAGGCTCCTAGACCTATTAGCGGACGAAGGAGAGACTGCTGTGCTTGATGTAGAAGGTGAGGCTCGTATTATTACGCCCCCAGACCTAGATGGTAAGTTCCGCATTAATGCTCTTGACCAAGGTTCCACACCACTATCAGATGCTATGCGTAAGCAGAACTTCTTGGCTCTGCTCCCAACACTACAAGGACTTGGTGTTAGTCCGCTGAAAATAAAAGAGGAACTAGTGAGACTTTATGAATTGCCCAAGGACTTCGCAGAAGAGCCTCCCCCACAGCAGGCAGCACCTGTCCCTAGCCCATCAGCAGCAGACCAGCAAATGATTGAGGGCGGACCAACAGAACAGGTGACAAGTGCGGAAGAAACTGCTAGAATGTTA